CGAAAATGGGTTGGATTTAACTCACATGGTTTTGATCTTCCATTCCTCTTTCGAAGGTCACTTGTTCACGGTGTAACCATTGGGACTCCTATGCGAGAAAATAGATATTGGCCTAATAAGTTTACTGATCTTATGGAGGTCTGGTGCTGCGGAAACAGAGAGCAAAGAATCAGCCTCGATAAGCTTTGCACCATGCTTGGTATCGGTGGCAAATCAGGATCAGGAGCGCATTTCGCCACTTTGTTTATTAGTAACCCCAAAGCAGCAATTGATTATCTTAAACACGATCTGGATCTCACGGATGCAGTCTTGCAAAAAATGCTGCCATGGATTGCAGGGGGTCACGATGAATGATATTTGTCAGGCTAAACACGGAGGAAACCAACAATCAATCCAAGCATATGAATCAGCACTTCCAAGAATGGCAGAAACACGAAGACAGGTTCTTGTTGCAGTCAGGCAAGCGATGGATGCAGGAATCACTGCAAAAGAATATGCTGAGAGAAATGGACGGCAGCTCAATACAGTGTCAGGCAGATTCTCAGAACTCTCAAGAGAAGGTTGGATTGAGAGAACCAATCGAACCAGAAACAAATCAGCAGTATGGAGGGCAACCCAATGAAATTATTTCTAATTGATTGGGGGAAAAAATGCAGTGGCGCACGTTATGCCATTATCTCAGCTCGTAACAAACGAGATTTGTGGTTTCACGTTGATGAAGTTGGTGATGTATGTGATGTGCTTGCAAAAGAAATAAATAATGACAAGGAGAGTCCTGATAGTTTTTATCTTGAGCTTCCTACAATGGATGAAAGTGGCAAGATACAAGGCGGTTATTGTCAATCACTGAACATACTAAAAAATAGCTGGCAAAAGGTTGCGGTAAATCTTTAAAGAAAAAGAAAATGAAAAATAAGGAAAATGCATATGTCGTAATCGGGAATCTTCACGTATCAATCGATGATGTTGAAGTACTGAATATCAGCGAAGGATTATTTGGTGAGGATGTAGTGACCTTTATTTACGATGGTCAAAAACGTGAATCCAGCATTTACAAAAGGCCATGAGACGAGCAGCCAGAGTGGACGCGAACCACAAGCAAATCGTGCAGGGGTTGCGTTCCTCTGGTTGCACCGTTCAAGACCTTTCAGCAGTTGGCAAAGGTTGCCCTGATATTCTGGTTGGTCGGAATGGAATTAATATCCTGATCGAAATTAAAACTGAAAAAGGGAAATTAACAAAGAGGCAGATTCAATGGCATCAGGAGTGGAGGGGGAATGCAATTATTGTCACCACAACTGAAGAGGCAATTGAAGCAATTAATGAGCTTTTAAAAGCAAAAGAAATGCCCCCGATGCAATAGCAAACATCGAGGGCAAGGTGACTTTGATTGTAGCAACTAACCTATGGGGGTCAGAGTCTTCACGGTAGCATCTCACTAAAACAGGTCAAGGGAACTTTTATCCCCAAAATTAAAATTCCATGTTAAATGGATTAAATGATTTACTAATGTAAACTTTACAGTAAAATAATAAACTATGAGTGGATTTACTAAACTATGGTCAGACATTACGGATTCCAGCATTTGGAATGAGGATGACAAAACAAGAATTGTATGGATAACAATGCTTGCCAGAATGGGTCCAGATTACGTTGTCAGGGCGTCTGTGGGTGGTCTTGCACACTTGGCGAGGGTAACAAGAGAGGATTGCGTCAAGTCTCTTCACATCTTATCTGAGCCAGATCCAGACAGTCGCACAAGTGACTTTGAGGGACGAAGGATTGAAAAGATCGAAGGAGGATTTTTCATCATCAATGGCAAAAAATGGAGGGAACAGCAAACTGCTGAAAGTCGAAGGGCATACATGCGTGATTATATGAAGAAGTATCGCGCAAAGGACAAAGGCGTAAACAATGTAAAGATTGTAAAGAATGAGTTAACAGAGTTAAGACAAGAAGAAGCAGAAGAAGAAGCAGAAGAAACTATCTCTAAAAGAGAGAATGGTCGCTCCGCTGAAATACCAACATGGGATGAAGTCTGGGATCTTGCCCAAATGCGTGGGATACTCAGAGAAACGGCAGAGTCATTCTTTAACTGGCACAATGACAATAATTATTGGCTAAACAAATACGGTGCACTGATAAACTGGAAGTCAAAACTTCAAAACTGGAAAACAAGATCACAGAATATCAAAACTCAAGGCAATGCTCCAAAAAGGAAACGAGCATCAGCCGACGAATTATTAAGGAGACTAAGCAAGGATTGATCAGCAAAATGCAGTTTTAAGCATGATTTGATCAGCAAAGTGCAGTTTTAAGCATAAAATAACAAACAAAACGCAGAAACATATGATTGATGATACACTATGGGGGATTAAAAACTTTACCTCGAAAGCAAAAAAGAAAGTTGATTCTAAGGATTGGCCCAAAGAGGTGCGTTCATGCAGGATTTGCGGTCGCATGGCTGAAGCAGTGATACATCCAGATGCATATGAAGAATGGCAGACTCACAAAGATGAAGATGATTCAGAAAAGTATTTAGGTGTGAAAGTGGTAAAAATGGCTCTCAAGGGTCTTTGCTGCGATAATTGTGGAACTACAAGGGAACTTTATTTGAACAGCAAGGAGGGCATGCAAGCGATTGCGGTCGAGCTTATGAGGGTAACCGAAGATGGCGTTTCAAATCTGACTGAAAAGCAGGAGGTGGGATTGATGGCAAATCTCAGAAAGAACATGAAAAATTATTGTGATGCACTTCGTAGAATGAACGGATCTGCCAGCATTATTTTTGATGAAATGTTCGTCACCATGGTTTGGGAAAGACCGCACGGCTGCTGGAGAACTCTCAGAGCAATGCAACTTTTCTTGTATCAAAACAAACCAGTCAGGGATCAATACGCTGATATGACCAATTGGCTCAAGAGAATGGGTGGTGCTGTATGAGGCCAATCTACGAGAACAGAACAACAATGCAACATGAGCAAGATTTTGCCAGATCACTTGAAAAACTTTTATTGTGTAACCTTGTCAAATGCCCACGAAACTTTCACATCGACTTTGCAGCAGTAAGAAATGCAAAAGTTGTCTCGTTCATTGAGTTTCGGAAAAGGAGCAATTCAATGGATTATTATCCAACCTTCATGACTGCTGCGAACAAAAAGATATGCGCTCAGGCAATTAATCGATCAAGCAGCCTGCCTGTTTATATGTTCGTTCAGTGGACTGATCACCTTGGATATGTTGATCTGGTTAATTGTCAAGCCGATTGGAGTGTAGGGGGCAGAAAAGACAGAAACGATCCAGCAGATTTTGAACCCGTAATTCAAATCCCTTTAACTGAGTTTAAAAAAATATGATCATCGTCGAGCCTATCATCAATGCAACTGCTGATGCCTATGGGATTGGAGCAACTGAGATTATTGGCACAAGTCGAATCCATCCAATTTCTGAAGCAAGACAGGTTGCCATGTATTTAGTTTTAAAGCATACACACACTGGAATGCATTACACTGCTGCACGCTTTGGGAAGACCAGTGGATCTGCTTATTATGCAGACAAGACAATCAAAAAACTTTTAACCTTTGATAAAAAACTAAAAGAGAGAATCAAAAGAATTGAATCAGTAGCAATCCCAAAATTTAAAAACGAATTATGAGTAACTTTGAACATTCAACATTGGTCAGTGATCTTAAAAAATCATCAAAAGAAATTATTAACGAATTAAAACCTGAACAAGCTGATGCTTTACACATGGCAGTTGGCATTGCTGGGGAAGCTGGGGAGTTGCTTGACGCAATCAAGAAATGGGCAATTTACCAAAAGCCTCTTGACCTTGAAAACGTGATTGAAGAACTTGGTGATCTGGAATTTTACATGGAAGGGTTAAGGCAATCCTTAAACCTGACCCGAATTGAAACATTGATGGAGAACATTGCAAAACTTAAAAAGAGATATTCAAAGGGGGAATATTCAAATGATCAAGCCAACAAAAGAGCGGACAAAAAAATGCGGGTTGTGCAACAAGATTAAATCAGATAAAGCTTTTCACAAGCGAAGTGGGGTCAGGGACGGTCTACAACCTTACTGCAAAGAATGTCGAAAAGATGATAATTATGGAAAACGATAATGTTTTAAATCTTTGCAAAGTGGTAAGAAAAGTTCTTTGCTACGTCCCAAGATCCTATGACAATGATGGTTTACACGGAGAGCTGAACAGGGCGGTAAATGAGGTGGAGAAACAATTTCAGCCTACGTGTGTAGAACCTGAAAACTAAAAGTAAAATACCATCAATCTCTGAGATATGGGGGAGGGGGTGATGGTCCTCCCCACTCACTTTCTAAAAAGACAATTCAAACTGAAATCATTATTCTTGACAATAAGCTCGACAAGAATCCTCAAGGGTATTTAAAATTTTTGGCGAAACAGCTACCAAATAAAATTGTCTTATGAATTCAGATATTACCGAAGAGCAAGCAGAGAGCATGGATCAGGCACTTAAAAGATTTCAGATCCTTGCAAAAAACAAATACATGGCAGGTCAGCAAGAACACGGGGGTAATCTTTGGGAAAAGCCCAACCTGATCGACCATGCAGAAGAGGAAGTTCTCGATCTCTGGTATTACCTCCAAGGGATCAGGCAGAAGCTCAAAGACACTTGATGGACGATGACTTGCCAGATGATCTTGATCAGTATGCTGCCGATTACTTCGGTTTAAAAAAAGGTGACATACGCATGATCAATGACGCATGCGACAAGTTTTTTGATAGCAGAGGAATGCCAAGGGGCAGAGGCTTATTTGAAACAACAAATCAGAAATTCTTTTTACCAAACCACAAACAAGAAAAAATAGAACAGAAAAAACAAAATGAACCGAATAAAAATAAACGTCGAAAAAGTTGATAAAAAATACCTATTCAAAGGGGAAAAAGGAACCTATCTGGACCTTGTATTGTTTGAATCAACTAATCAGCAATACGGTGACACGCACATGGTCGTGCAGTCCATACCAAAAGAAGAACGAGACAAAGGGGAACGAGGGCCGATTCTTGGCAATGCAACTTTGGAGATTAATGGGGGATCTCAATATTCTGCACAAGCTCCAGTAGATGCTTCCAGAAATGAATCGCCCAAGGTGACCGAGGATGATATTCCGTTTTAATGAGCTATAATGTAAAGCCAATCAAATTCGAAGAAGCCTTTAAAAGATTAAAGACAAGAAAAGAGATCGGATCTCGTATGACTTCAAAGCAGTGGGCAGCACTTCCTGCTGCCATACGGGACCGATCTTTTTTTGCGTCAAGGGTAGCGTCAGCAAGATTCCTGTCATCTGCCAAAAAAATGTTGGAGGATTTTATGCTGGGAACAAAAGAAGAAGTCATTTCACCAGATGGCGTAAAATCAATTGCTTTTAAAACAGGAGGCAGAGCAGACTTTGTGAAGAAAATGCAAGACTTTGCTATTGCTGAAGGAATGGGTGATCCATTGCCTGAAGGAGTTGGAAGGGGGGATCGTGGAGTCATACCAGAGACAAGGGACATTTCATCCAATCGCAGGCTCAAGCTTGTTTACGATACGAATATCAGATCCTCATATGGATATGGTAACTTTGAAGCGTCTGTTGATCCTGCAATTACAAATGTTTATCCAGCTTGGAGATTTATCCGCACAGGTGTAGTCAAAGAACCTCGACCATTGCACAAGCGATTTGAAGGAGCAGTCAGAAGAAAAGATGACACAAAATTCTGGCTTGAGATGAATAAAAAAGAAATTGGTGGGCTTGGTGTCCCTCATGGTCCTTGGGGTTTCAACAGTCAAATGGATGTGCAGGAGGTTGGAAGGCGTGAGGCTGAGTCTCTTGGATTGATAAAGAAAAATCAAAAGATCCGTTCACCAAAATCAGCATTCAATAAAAAACTGAGTGTGTCTGAAAAGAGAATGGATTCAGGTATTTTCAAGAAACTTAAAAAAGCAATGGGTGCAAAAATGAAGCTCAGTGCTGGCAAATTATTATGGGCGAGAAAATAAAGATACATTGTTCACACACTGAGCTAAGAGATCCAACCTCATTGGTTGAGCATCCACGCAATTACAATACACATCCAGCCGAGCAGATCCGTTTGCTTGCAAAGATTATCAAGCATCAAGGATGGAGAAACCCAATCACAGTTTCAAAGCGATCTGGGTTTGTTGTAAAGGGACATGGTCGGCTCGCTGCCGCAATGCTTTTGAAGACAGAAAAGGTTCCTGTCGATGTTCAAGACTACAAGGATGAAGCATCTGAAGTTGCTGATATGATCGCTGATAATCGCATTGCTGAACTTGCCGAAGCTGATCAAGACGCTCTAAAGGATTTACTTGTTGATGAAGTATTTAATGATTTTGATTTGGAGGTTACTGGATACGATCCCAAAATGCTGATTGATTGGGATAATGAAGAAAATACAAGTGATTCAGAAAACTACTCACGAAAGATCGAAGCTCCAATTTATGAACCAAAAGAGAAAAAGCAGCCTCAAATAAATGAGCTTTATGATTCACAGAAACAAGCAGATTTAACAGAAAAAATAGAAAAGTCAAAAGCACCTGAAGAGTTAAAAGATTTCCTCAAAGCAGCAGCGACAAGACATTGTGTTTTTAAATACGATCGTATCGCTGAGTATTATTCACATGCTGATCCAGAAATTCAGGATTTAATGGAACAATCTGCATTAGTCATTATTGATTTTGATAAGGCTATTGAAAATGGATTTGTTAAGCTTTCAGATGAAATAGCAAACCTTTATGCCAAGCAAAAATAAAGATAACTTTGCAGTGATCATTCTTTCACATGGTCGACCTGATAATGTTGTTACACTAAAAACTTTACAAAACTGCGGATATACTGGTCAGGTAATTTTGCTTGTAGATAATGAAGATAAAGCGTTGCAAGCATATCAGGATAACTTTAGTGATATTTTGCATGTCTTTGATAAACGTGACTATGAAGGCAAATTTTTAGTCTCTGATAATTTTAATCACAGAAGAAATGTTGTTTTTGCAAGAAATGCATGCAATGACATCGCTAATAAAAACAATTTATCAAATTACTTAGTATTAGATGATGACTACACTAGTTTTTCATTTAGGTTTGATAACGAGTTAAAATATAAATGTGAAGTTGTCAAAGATTTAGATTCACTTTTTGAATGTATGGTTAAGTTCATGCAGTCAACAAATGTAAAGACTATTTGCTTTGCGCAAGGTGGGGACTATTTAGGTGGTGATCAAGCAGGATTAGCTGATTCTATTAAGCTTAAAAGAAAAGCAATGAATACGTTCTTCTTGAAGAATGAGCATCCGATAGAATGGATTGGCAGGCTTAATGAGGATGTAAATACTTATGTTTTGCATGGCAGGCTAGGTGATCTTTTCTTTACTACTAATCAGATTACCATTAATCAGATTCCAACACAGGCAAATGCAGGGGGTGTTACTGAAGAATATCTAAGAAATGGAACGTATGTAAAATCATTTTACACAGTGATTCTGTCCCCATCGAGCGTATCTATAAGTGAAATTATTGGGCAAAAAAATAGGAGGATACACCACAGAATAAACTGGAATCAGACAGTCCCTAAAATAATCCCTGAAACACATAAAAAGAAATGAGAACCCCAAAAACTAATGGGAAAAGAGCGGTTGCCAAGAAAAGCAGCAAAGCTGGAAAACCTTACAAACCCTTGCCGATTGAAATGGCAGAGGGATTTGGTCAATTAGGTTTAACTCAGGCAGACATTGCTGGAATTCTTAAGATTTCAGTGAAGACCGTAAATCGTGAATTTGTGAAACCTGATTCTGAATTTGCTGCTGAGTATCGCAAGGGCAAGGCAAAGACTTCTCAAAGCTTACGCATGAAGCTACTCCGAAGGGCAATCAAGGAAGATCGTGATTCACTTCTGCAATTTGCACTGAAGAACTTTTGCGGAATGAAGGAGCAAGTCGAAGTTGAAAACTCAGGAGAGGTTACAGTCAACATTACCATGGGAGGAAAAGAAGTATCACTTCCCAAGTGGCTTGAAAATTGAATAAAGACATTAACATTCCTGAACCTCATTCTGGTCAGGCAAAAATCCTAAACCATGCAAAGCGTTTCAATGTTCTTCAGTGTGGGAGACGTTTCGGTAAAACTACGCTTGGACTCCACATTGCTTTATTTTCAGGAATTGCTGGCAAGACATACGGTTGGTTTTCTCCAACCTACAAGCTTATGTCAGAGCAATGGACTGAGATCACACGCCAACTTGGACCCATTGTTTCTAAGACAGACAAGCACACCAGAGAGGTGCATTTAATCAATGGAGGACGAATCGACTTTTGGTCCCTTGAAAAACCAGACGCTGGTCGTGGTCGAAAATACCATGGAGTGATCATTGATGAAGCTTCCGTTGTTAGGGATTTAAAAACTAAATGGGAGCAAGATATTCGCCCCACTCTCACCGATTACAAAGGCAAAGCATGGATATTGGGAACACCCAAAGGTCACAATTATTTCCATCAGATGTTTCTGAGAGGGCAGAAATTAAACGATGATTGGATAAGCTGGAGACTAGGCACCAAGGACAACCCCACAATACCTGATCTTGAGGCAGAACTTCTGGATGCTCAAAAAGAACTTCCTGAAGCAATTTTTAATCAGGAATATCTGGGGGTTCCTGCTGACGATGGTGGAAATCCTTTTGGAGTGGATGCGATCAGGCATTGCTTTATTGATCAAAGCTTTCATCAAACTGCTTGGTTTGGGTGGGATCTTGCAAAATCTCATGACTGGACTTGGGGCGTTGGGCTTGATGATTACGGTTGTCAGACTAAAAACATTCGGTTTCAAAAGCCATGGGCAGAGACAAAAGAAAACATTATCAAGGAAACAGATTATGTTCCTGCGCTGGTTGATAGCACGGGCGTTGGTGATCCAATCGTTGAAGATTTGATTGCCGAGGGTAACAATTTTGAAGGCTTTAAATTTTCAAGCACTAGTAAACAATCCTTGATGATGGGGCTTCGGGCTGCTATCCAGCAAAACAGAGTCAAGTTTTTTGATGTAAGTTTAAAATCTGAGCTTGAGAGCTTTAGTTATGAATACATGGCTGGAGGTGGTGTAAAATACTCAGCACCAGAAGGGATGCATGACGATGGTGTCATGGCATTGGCACTAGCGGTAGAAAGAATGCGAAGGGGAAACACTGATGGGATTATTCGGTCCACTAAAGGGTTTAAATTAGGTACAGCAAAAGCAGCAGCACATCACGGAATAGGTTTTTAATATGGCAGACGCACCAAAAAAAGCAGTCAGAAAGAGAGCATCAAAAAAGGCAGATGTATCTGAGCGGATAATAATGCCAAGCTTCAATGAGAAGTTTCACCCGTTTTTAAATGAGAAGCTCGACCCTGCACAAGTGCGTGGTTTGCTTCAGTCTGCATTTACGGGCGACCCTCAAAGCTTAAATGATCTCTATTCCATCATGGAAGACACTTGGCCTCGACTCGCCAAAAACCTTCATGAGATCAAAAAAGCAGCAGCAAGAGCGCAATATATTGTCCAGCCATTTGCAGAACAAGGCAAAGAACCAACTCCGGCAGCACAGGATAAAGCTGAGTTTACAAGATACATAATTGACAACATGCGTCCCATTCCGAAGCGAAACGAGAATGGATTTGAGGACATGATTTACGATCTTTGCGATGCTGTTGGCAAAGGAATTTCTGTTCAGGAAATAATGTGGGATGTTCAGGATGGTAAAATATGCCCGAAATCGTCTTATTGGGTGCATCCTAAATATTGGGGCTACGACTCATCAGGGACTGAAATCATGCTTCGTAATATTGGCACGGGTGGTGGTGGTGCTGGTGGTTACGTCGAAATGCCAGATGATAAGTTCATAGTTGGAAGATACAAAACAAGATCAGGTAATCCGTTGACTTATGGCTTCAGCAGAGTGCTTGCCTTCTGGTGGTCTGGAATGATTTTTGGGCGTCAATGGTTAATGCGTTACGCCCAAATTTTTGGGATTCCATTGCGTGTGGCTAAGTATGGCAAGAACCTTTCAGACAATGATCGAACCAGTCTTGAAGCATGGCTTCGTGATCTGGCTGCTGCTGGATATGCAATGATCCCTGAAGGATCAGAAATTCAGCTTCTTGAAGCAAGTAAAGGTGGAACAGATAATCCGCAGAATCACCTAATTGATATTGCTGATCGTGTGTGCGACATTCTTATCCTTGGGCAAACCCTAACCACAGACGTTGCAGATTCAGGTTCAAGGGCATTAGGTGATGTTCATGCAGGGGTGCGATTGGACAACTTGCAGGATGCTTGTGATTGGGCTGCTCAAAATGTAAACGATCAGATTATACGCAAAGCAATTCTTTTTAATTATGGCAATACTGATGAAATGCCATATCTGGAAACCAAGTTTGAATCTGCTGAAGATCCCGTTCAGATGGCAACAAGGGATCAGATACTTGTGAGCATGGGCATGGAACTCCCACAAGATCAAATCTATGAAAGACACAAGATCCGCATTCCAGAAGCAGGGGAAGCAGTAATCAAGCAGGGCGCACCAGAACCTTCATTCTTTGGCAAAGATACAGTTCAAGCCAAGGAACCGAATGCGGATTTAAATGATCCTTTTAGGTTGCCCAAAGGAGACAAGAAAAAGTTTGGGGTCTATGTGAAAAATGACAAGGGCAATACTGTTCTTGTGAAATTTGGAGATCCCAATATGGAGATCAAGCGGGATGATGATCAAAACCGCAAAAACTTCCGAAGTAGACACAATTGCGATGATGCTGGCCCCAAGTGGAAACCTCGATATTGGTCCTGCAAAATGTGGGAAAAAGGCAAGACGGTTCAGGATGTTCTTGATGCTTCAGAGTGGACAGGATTGATCGAAGATGAAGCTGATGATTGCGGTTGTGGTGGTGATTCATTGATTCAAGCCAAGGGAATCCCTGCTCAAAATGATCGCTTAACAGAAGCAGTCATGGAGGATCTGACAGGTGTATCTGCTGAGTGGCTTGCTCCAGCTAAACCAGCGTTTGCAAAAGTTATGTCACTTGCAATGAATGATGCTGTATCTGATGAAAAAGTAATTGCTGCAATCGGTGAACTTGCTGATGCCATGCCTGAATTATTCGAATCATTGAATCAGGATGCGTTGCAAGAGTCCTTGGAATCTGCAATGGGTGCTGCTGCTGCCAATGGTGCATTTGATCGACTTCAATCATACACGGAGGAATTTCCAGATGGTGAAAGTGGAAGTAAAGATCCCGAAGATTCTTGATAAACTTTCTGACTCTCAAACCTACCTTGAAGCTACAAAGCTTGGAGCATTTGAGGTTTCAAATTATTTAAGAACTGAGCATTTTCCTGAGAAAAATGCAAATGAACCAAATAAACTGGGGGCAAAAAGAACGAATTTCTGGACTGATGTTGGCAGGTCAGTTCTTCAACCATTCGTCAAAGGATTAAGTGTCATTGTGAGAATCAATGACTTTCGTTTTGCTCAAAAATTGTATGGGGGAGTAATAAAGGCAAAGAGGGTTAAATTCTTGACCATACCAATCTCAAAGCAAGCATACGACAAGCGTGTTTCAGTGTTTGAACAGGAAACAGGAAAAAGACTTTTCAGAATCAAAAGCAAAAAAGGAAATATTTTATTAGTAGAAAGCCTTGACGGGGAAATCAAACCCCACTATTTGCTGAAACAGAGCGTCGATCAGAAGCCTAATAAAAATGCTTTACCGAGTGATGAGAAAATCGCAGAGGCATTTACCAAAGGGGCCAATGAATATATTGAAACTCTAAAAGATCAAGAATGATTACTTTTGCAAAAATCAATGCCAGTTATGGAAACGAGATTCATGTCGAAGGCAGTGTTCCAGCAGATATACAGTGGATGCCTTCAGGTGAGCATACAATAAACGCTTCCAAAGATGGAAAGCCCACAAAGCTAAAGGTCACCGTAACTGAAGACATTATTGATTCACTTAATAAGTCACTTGAGGAAATAAAGGCTCAAGGATTTGACACTTACATTGATTTCAATCACTCGGACGAAAATGCATCAGGATGGGTGCAAGGTTTCTTTTGGGGTGGAGATGATCCTGAAACTGGGGGCATACGTGCAAAAGTTAAATGGTCTGCTGAAGGTGCTGAAGCTTTAAAAGGTGGAAGCTATAAACGGTTCAGCCCCACTTTTCTTACCGATGCAAAAGGCAAAGTCATTGGCACAACTCCAAACGCAGGTGGATTGGTTAACCGTCCTGCTTTCAGAGAAATCGCAGCAGTCATGGCTGCTAAAGATATTTCAACCACGGATTTACGATTCGTTTCGGCCTCACAATTGCCAACCGAATCCAACGCAAAAACAAAGGAACCAAAAATGTCGGAAGACGAAAAAAAGAAAATGGACAAGCTTGAGGCTGAAAACAAAGAGTTGCGTGAAGCAATGGATAAGCTGAAAGCTAAGTATAAAGCCACCGAAGACGAGTCAGAAAAAATGAAGAAAGAAGCAAAAGATCGATCAATCAATGATCTAGTCGATGCTGCTGTTACTTCAGGAAAACTGAATGCCAAGGATGAGAAAGCAATCGAGTCACTCAAAGCAATTGCTGCTAGTGATATGGAGAATGCAAAAACATTCATTGAGTCAATGCCTTCACAAGTGAATGCCAAAGTCGCAGAACTTACAGGCAGGATCACACCTAACAACCCCGATCAGATCACGGCAAAGAATCCAAAAGATTTAATGTTTGCGGCTGTTTCTGAAATCAGGGCAAAGAATCCAGCACTTTCTGGTGAAGACGCTTTTCGCCTTGCCCGTGAAAGTCAACCTGACGTTTTCAAAGCTTAATCAAAGGAATTTAAATGCAATACGGAATTAGTAAACAACAGTTACTCGTTACGCTTGAAGCGAACGAAGATCAAACCGACAAAGAGGGTTATGCCGTGAAGTTTTCTTCAGGCAAGGCAACCTTTCAAACTTCCTCAACCGCAACTGACACAATCGGGGTTATTACTGACGGTGCAGCAGCAGGTAGTAAGTCAAGCGTAGCATTGGCAGGAATCGATGCAGTGGTTTATGCCAAGCTTCACAGCACAGCAGGAACCGTTAATGCTGGAACCTTTCTTCAGACTCACTCTGACGGAACGTTCAAAGCAACCGCATCAGGTAAAAACTTTGCAGCACAGGCTTTGGAATCAGGCAGCAATAGCGCCATGATTAAAGTGCGTCTTCTGGACGTTTCTGGTGTGACTGCTTAATCATAAATAAAGGAAAAAATAATGAGTGCAATAAGCAGCGCATCAGGAAACCCGTTACTAACGTCATACGCTCAATCGATCATCCCTGATCTTGAGTCTTCACAGGCAAATTTTATTGCCCCACAGGTTGTGGCACCCTCCGCAAGGAGTCGCTACAAAATATATAATGAAGTCAACTCATGGCAGACTTACGAAACCCAACGAGCAATTGGTGGACCTGCAACAAGGATTCCATGGCTTGCCTCTGACGGTCAGTTAAACCTTGAGCCTCATGCATTGGAAAATCCCATTGATGACTTCGAGCGTGAAGACACATCTGACATTGTTGGTTTGCAGCAGAGCAAAGTTCGTTCTTTGCTTTCATCCGCAACCTTGAGCAATGAAAAAGATTTGTTCACCTACCTCAAGGCAAATGTTTCTGCTGAAGGTGGAAAAGGAACTTGGAATGCAAGCACTGATCCCATTGAGCAGCTCGACGAGCAGTTAGTAGCATTGGAAACTGCATTGGGTCGCAGACCTAACCGCATCCTGATGGGTACTCTTGCTTGGCAGATCATGCGTGATAACGCTAAGACTCAGGCTCGATTCAAGTCTGGTTTTGCAAGCATCACAAGGGATATGGTCAGCAATGTTTTGATCTTCCCAGTTGAAATTCAAATCGGTGGTTTGCTTTACAACTCAGCACAACCTCAAGCAACCAAGAGCAAAGCTCGTTTCGTTGGATCTGATGTCTTCTGTTTTTATGCGGATCAGAATCCAACCATGGAAGATCCATCATTCGCCAAGACCTTCACAACTGGTCGTGGTGGAATTCAATCGGTGAGAACTTACCGTGAAGAAGGATCTCGATCTGACATTGTCGCAGTCGACTGGAACAGACAATTCGCGATTACCAACTCTGAAGGCGTCAAGCGTCTCACAGTTACCTCCAGCTAAATCCCCTAATCGCCAACCATGCATGGGGTGCAGTTAATTCTGCGCCCCATGCTTACAAATTTAAAAACCGTTATGCCAAGCAGAGATTTTTCAGCCCCACTCATTCAAGCGGAAGACACGGATTTCGATGTCCTTTCCAAAATCAATTTAAGCAATGGACCCTACCGTCCAAAAGTTCTTACATCAGGCACAAGCTACACGGGGCTGAATTTGCTAGGCGTTTATTTTTATGGTGACGCGACCGTAGCAAGTGCAACGGCAACTGGAGTTGAAGGTAACCTTGCAGGAACTTATCCAGCAGGGTCTTTCTTGCCTTACAACATCACTGCAATTCAAGTCACCTCAACTGGACCGATTCACGGTCTGCTTGCTTCAGCCACATGAGTCTTTTCGGATTAGGTTTTGCAATCATTGACATTCTGCGGCAAGCAGGGTCAGAGGCGATCAGTCAAGATGGCACTTTCAATCCGATTGAAACACAAGTCAGCGAGCAATTGATTATCACTGATGACGGGACAGTGCTTCATGCGTTCTCCGAAGATTAACCTTTTTTAAAAAGATGCCAACTTACATACGAGTCAAAGATTTACCAAACAGTGCAAGCAGCCTGAACGCTGATGATTATATCATGCTTTCGGGAAGTGTTGGGGGAGCACGAAAAATAGAAAAAGCGGATTTTCTCAGCACTGTTGCTGATGAGTTTAATGCTGCTCCGAGCACTTACAAGCTTGCTACCCTTGATGCATCAAACAAGGTTGATTCAAGTCAATGGCCTGCTTCAGCTTTTAGTTATCAAGGGACATGGGCAGCATCCAGTAACACACCAACACTTGCCAATGGATCAGGCACAGCAGGATATACCTATTACGCATCTGATACTGGTTCCGTAAACTTCGGAGCAGGGGCAATCAGTTTCACTGCCGGTGATGCAGTGGTTTATGATGGTTCGATTTGGCAAAAGGTTCCTGACGTTGCAAATATCCTTGATGGAAAAGGCACGGTTGATGAAGGGAAAACCACGCTTCAGATCCCCAACGTAGGCACCGCCGCAAACGAGGTTCCTGTCAACGGAATGCTTGGTGATCTCGCATTTCAGTCGTCAGCGGGCGTGGTTGTCGATGACCTCACTGTTGACGGAGAGCTTATCGCAGCAGTCGGCAAGCCAATGCCGGTCAATGGCCCGTCGATGCGGTTTGATGGCAGCAATGACTACGTTGAGTTTGCAGACAACGATGCATTCAGCTTTACAAATGGGACGGATGATTTGCCTTTTAGTGTTGGTGGTTTTGTGAAAGCCT